CAGTGATTTAAGACAGCCAGATTTAGTAACTAGGTTGGCATTGGTTCATCAACGTTTTTCTACGAATACTTTTCCTTCTTGGGATTTAGCTCAGCCTTTCAGATTTATGTGTCACAATGGAGAGATAAATACCTTAAGAGGAAATACTCGAGAACTACTCGATTTGGAATTTCTTTATGCGGGTAAAAGAAAGAAAGCACAAAGAGCTTTAAAAGATAAAACTATCAATGCAACTGCTAAGGCTATGGAAGCTATTGCTACTGCTGACGGTGCTGACTATGATATGTTAGCTATTAAGATTGGACAGTTGTTCGATGATGAATTAGGCGATTTAAACTTATTCCGTTCTAAGACTCTTAAAGAGTTTCATAGAGATGGTAGTAAGATAATTAAGTCTATGGAAGACCAAGGAATGTTGCGCACAACAACTATAAGAGATATTGGTACATCTTCACCTATTGATTTAATGACAGGTAGACCTGTTAGCAATACTTCATTACGTGGTGTTAATGTAACAAGACAACTTACTATTGTTAATGGCCCGATGAGACAATTACAGATTGCCTCTGAGAAAGCTAGACAAGCAAGACGATTTGGTTATCACGACAATAAGAACAAGGTTTATGCTAGAGCAGGCTCTAAAGAGTTTTATGATGCTCGTGGTAGGAAAACTACTATGCCTGTTGTGTCTGAAAAAGTTTATAGAGATTATGACCCTAATCAGATAGACCGTGATATGGCTAATATGCTTAATCATGCAAACTCTGTTAAGTACGAAGTTGACCCTGAGTTCTTTGATTTCACTGAACGTCTTATCTACTTTAAAGATAAACGTGGTGAGGCTAAGAAGTGGGACGAAGTTAATGAGATGAGAAAATTGTTTATTGGTCGTGGTAACGATGGTCGTGGTGTTTTAGCTACTGCTAAGTACTACAGACAAAAAGGACAATCATTCTCTGTTGATGCTTCTGTGGATTTCCGTGGTCGTGTTTATCATCGTGGTTTACTTACACCTACTAAAGGTGAAGCTGTTAGACCCTTTTTAAACACCGCTAGAGAAGTAGCTATTAATGCTGACGCTGTAGAAGAACTACAAGTACAGATTGGTGCGCTTATTGGTAATCCTTTAAACACTCTTACTAATCAGGGACGTATTAAAGCTTTTAAGGACAATCAAAAGAACTTGCTTGAAATAGGTGAGGCTATGATGTCTCCAACACAACCAGACAGACGTATCAAAGAATTCTTATCTAACCCTCTTGTAGCGGCTACTGAAGATAAGGAAGTTGGTAAGTTGGCTAGACTAGCTCTTGAGTATACTCGTATACACAGGCATATGAATGGTGAAATGGTTACAGACAAGTCTTTATGGACTAACGCACAAAGACAAAGATTAGCACAATATAAAACAAAGATGATGATAGAAAACGATGCTTCCTCTAGTGGAGCGCAGATTATATCTTTATCTACAGGTGACAGGGCTTCTGCTGAGTTATCTAATGTTTTACAAACATCAAAGAAACAAAGACTCTATGATGAAATTGCTAAACGTACTGTTGATGATGCTGAGTTTCTTGCTATACCTGAACTAGCTGAGATGGATTTAGATTGGACTGACTTGATGAAAGCGGCTAAGAATCAAAACATGGTTGCCTTCTATGGTGCCGGTGATGCTACTAAGTCTGCTAACGTTGCTAATCAGTTTGCTAAAGTTCTTGCTAAACAAGGTAAGATAGCAATATCTACTAAAGAGGTTGATAAGTTTAAGAAAGCTATAGATGCTAAAATAAGCTTTGAAATGGATAGAAAGAATTGGTCTCGAATCGATGAATTACGAGATATTAGAAAGAAAGTGGTATTATCTTCTAAAGAAGGTACAACCATCACTGACTCCTTATACGAGATTGCTCGTGCAGAATTTAGAGACGGTGTAAAGAATTCCGAGGACATGCACATGTTCTTAGCTAAACTTAAAGACGAATCAGGTGACCTAATTGGCACAAGATTGTTCGATAAGATATCTAAGATTATGAGTGCTAAACTCGAACAAGAGGTTCCTGTTACTGGTAAATTTATCAAATTCTGGAAAGACGTAGCTAAAGACTATGTTAAAGAATCCGGCTCAGTTGACATCCCGTGGGTGACATTTGACGGAAAGAAAATGATGCAAAGATACCGAGTAAAAGAACAAACAAGAATAGACTTTAAAGACCCTGTTACCGGGGAGAAAGTCTTCAACATTTATGAAGCACCATCAAAAGACGGTAAACTAATGTCACAATCCAGTATACAGGATGCGTCAATAGGTCTTGGTGTTAATGGCAATCACAGCAATGATGCTTCGATTGTTAGACAATTCCACCTTTGGGGGAAGAAGAACAAAGTAGATACTGGAACAATCCATGATGCTTTCTTCTCGAACCTTGGTGAAGCGGTTCCCGCTAAATGGGCCTTAAGACAAATCTATGCAGATTCTCTGAAGAAAGGCACCATTAAACAGACTCTTGCAGAAATGCGGAAGTCGGGTATGTCAAGGGCGACATATAATAAATACTTACAAAGAGCAAGAGAAGACGGATTAATAGACCCACCAAATAAAATTACTCCGGAAGAATTACTCGAACCCATACGAAAAGGAAACGATTGGTATGGAATAGGTCCATAGATATTTGTAATAGCTATATGACTAAACAAACAAACGTGTCTGTGACACAAATATATACATCAACCCAAGCTGTGCTTGAAAGGAAATAAAATGAGCGAAGATAATCAAATCGAAGAAAACGTAACACCGGTAGAAGAACCCGTTGTTGAAGAAACAATAACAGAAGAACTAGCTACACCAGATGCTCCTAAAGACGACATCGAAGCAATCGTTGAAGAACGACTAGCTAAGATGAAAGCTAACATGGACCGGATGGCTAGTGAGCGTGATGAAGCACTTAAACTTAAAGTCGAGTTAGAAGCTAAACAAAAAGAAGAAACTATAGCTCGAATGAAAGAAGAAGGCAAATTACAAGAAGCTCTTGAAATGGAACTTGCAGAGGCGAAGGCCAAGCTAGATGTTTATGCAAAAGAAACAACTCAGCTGAAGCGTGATGGTGTGTTGAATGATGCACTCGCCGGCATGGATTTCCGCAACGATAAGTCTCGCGACATGGCTCGTAGAGAAATTGTTGACCAATTAGTTCAAAACGAAGAGGGACAATGGGTCCACTCAACAGGTTCAAATATTCGTGACTACGTAGAAGCTTATTCTAAGTCCGAAGATAACTCATTCTTGTTCCGTGTTAAGTCTAACACAGGTGCAGGTACAGGCAATCCAGCTGGAGCGCCTTCGACTGATGTTTCTAAACCGATATCAGAAATGTCAACTCAAGAAATTCTAGCTCTTGCCTCGAAAGGTAAACTAGGTAACTTTAATATCTAAAATAACGCTATTATTAGCAAATAAGGAAAAATAAAATGGCTATTACAAACACAGATTTTCAGAATATTGCTCTTGCAATCTCTGCTTATTCAGACGAAGCTTACACAACAGCTAAGAAATTAAACGGAACAGGCATCGTAGCCGCTGACCAACGTATCGACGCTTCAGGCGAATCTTTCGTAGGACAATTCCGTTGGTACAAACCACTAGATTCAAACGTAAACGTTGCATCTTTATCTTCAGCGACAGACGGAACATACACATCAGTTTCAACAGACGTTGCTAACTTCGTGAAAACAGTTCGTACATTCGGTGCAGAGCAAGTTAACATGCAAGAAGTTGTGTCTAAGCAAGACGGTCTAGCTAAAATCGCTCGTGACTTCGCTGAAGTACGTGCGCAAGACGAGCATGATGCATTGTTATCAGTTCTTAAAGGTGTTACACACGCAGAAGTTGCATTAGGTGACTTAGGTGGTTCAGGTAACGGCGGAATCATTGATTTCGACACAGACGCTGATGCGGCTAACACAGGATTCTTCTGTGACATCAACGCTTTAGGTCTACATGGTGCGGCGGCAACTGGTTCTTCAGATGCACGTAAACTATTTGACTCAACTGCAATGGGCGCGGCTCGTGGTGAGCGTTTATTCCGTTCTGTTGGAGCGGCGTTCAAAGACTACGAACCAGACTTCATGTACATGGTTACTTCACCAGAAGTTATGGCTGAAATGCGTTCAGCTAACTTGGTTGACGAAGACCGTGTTGTAGATGGAAACCTTGAGTTCTCAACTGTATTCGGTGGAAAATTCCGTTTAGTTATGACTCGTGCGAACCAAATGATTGCGGGTGCGGCTTCAGGCGACTTGAACGCACAATCAACTAAATGTTCATACATCATCAAACCGGGTTCTGTTGCGGCAACTGCTATCAACATGCCAACTCCAGTAGAAGTAGACCGTGCGGCGGCTTCTTACTTAGGTGGTGGTTCAACTAACGTTTGGTATCGTTGGGGTTACATCAACCACCCAATGGGTTACGACTGGGCAGGTGCTACAAATGCATTCGCTACTAATGCAACAATGGGTGCGGGAGCTTCTTACACTCGTAAGATGGATAGCTTAAACTTAGGTATCTTACCAATCTTCCACGCATAAATAAAAGGAGGAACTAATGGCTCTAGTTCTTAATACGAACAGCTATGTAGATATTGCAGATGCTGATGACTACCTCGAGACTCGTATTGATAGTGCTAACTGGTTTAACGCTACAGATGAGATTCGAGAACAAGCTTTGGTTACAGCAACACAGATTGTTGATGACCATCCTTGGATTGGTTCTGCTGTTAGTTCCTCACAAGCTTTGGCTTGGCCTCGTAAAAATGCAACGTATATCGACAGTCGTTTAGGATTGTCGGTAACGTTCACTCAAACCGAGATACCAAGTCGTGTTAAAGTGGCTGTCTATGAGCAAGCATTACACTTAATTGATAACGAAGATTTACTAATGGGTACTACTCAAACTTTTGAAAGTATTTCTGTTGGGTCAATCTCTATATCAGATAGCAATAATGACGTTACTAGAACTCCAATTAAGTCAACACAAGCAACTAAATCTATTAAACCTTTACTTGTTAGAGGTGCTATAGGTCAGGGAGCTAATTGGTGGAGGTCTAACTAATGTCACTTAGGGCTAAAGTTAATGCGGCAGTAGATAAGGCTTTTGCGGCTATCGGAGACATTGCTGTCTCTGGAACTTTATCCAATAGAAACGCAGGGAGTTACAATTTCGCTACAGGTGAAACAGTATCAACCACAACTACTAAGGCGGTTACAGTATTTCTACAATCAACAAACAAACCTTCTGATGGTTCTTTCAATACGACAGCACTAATGAAGTCTAATGTTAAAGTTGATGGTTACGATACAATAACTATAGGTACTACAGTATACAATATAACTGACTTTACAGATGACAGCTTTGTAATAACATTGCAGTTAGTAAGGGAGAAAGAATAATGTATGACTTAATATTAAGAGATGTTGAAGAAGTATTCGGGGCTAGTCCTTGGAGTTCTTTAAACATTAAAACTTATCCAGTGAACTATCAAGGTTCTAAAGGCTCTAGTACAGAGTATGTTTTGATAAACGTACTTCCTTCCTCAAGTAGAAACTATGCGTATGGCGTAAAGAAAGAGACTACAGGTCTTGTAGCTGTAAAAATATTTGTTAAGGCCGGTGACGGTCAGGGGAGATTAATGGCGATTGCCAACTCACTTGACACTGTTCTCGACAATAAAACACTATCTAACGGTACAAAGCTAGGAACATCATATTTAACAGTGGAGGGTTTAGACCCTGCAAATAAGTCGCTTTATAGCGCATCTTACATAATCCCATTTACACATTACGGAGAATAACAAATGGCACATATTTCAAGCCTAGGTGCAGGTATCTTTACATACCTTGACATCTTTAAAGGCACAATTCCAGCCAATACAGACACAGTTGCAGAATGCGCGGCTTTGTTTGTTGGCACAGTCCCGGGAACAGCAGACGCAGACCATGTTCGTATGCCTTCTGTACGTGAATTCCCATCAATCGGTACACCTGCAAACATCGTAAACGTTCCTGTTTATGGTCAGAATACTTCTTCTCAGGTTCAAGGTCAATCAGATGCTCCTACTTTAGAAGTAACTGTAAACTACGTACCTTCCGACATGGAAGATATTCACAACCTAATCGGTACTAACTGCGTATTCCGTTTCATGATGGCGGCTCAAGCTGTTACTGAGAACGAAGGTGCAGATACAACACTAGCAGTAGACAACACAGAGTTCTACTTCTTAGGAAAAGTTGAAGCTATCTTGGTTAACCCTGCATTAACAGACGCAAACACTGCAACTGTTACTTTGTCAGCACAATCAGACTTCTTTGGCCCTGCTACATTAGCGGCTTAATAGAATAACGGGGTTCCTCTAGCGAGGGACTCCATCAACCTAGAGAGAAACAATGGACAAACCATTTAGTAAGGCTTTTGTTATGAGGACAACATTCCGTCACATGCGCAGAAGTGTAGATATAAGTATTAGAAAATCATTTGAAAGATTTAAAGACTTTGATAATGAATCAACAACAGGTCGTGAGATTATGGAAACTTTAAGTGTTCTCCATACAGTAAGAAAGTTGTTAGATGATTTTCAAGCAACGAG